TCAAGCGCATCGGCCCCAACCGCACAGGGCATGGGAACCCGGTCCCCGACCCCGCGCCGTTCAAGGACAGCTCCGCCGAGGGTCTCGTCGACCCCGAGACGGGGCGCAGCTGGGCGGAGATCCTCCGCGACGCGGCGGAGCGGGCGCTGGAGAAGGGTGACTTCAAGGCTGTTGCAGCACTCGCCTCCGCGGCCAAAACCGTCGTTCCGGCAAGGCGGCACAAGAAGGGGTTCCAGCCCAAGCCCAACCCCGACGTGGAGCAGGAGGAGGCGCCGGCCGAGGAGGTCGACCTGGGCGCCCTGACGCAGGCTGTGCTGAAGACGGTGCAGGAGGTGCAGGCGATGACGGGGGGTGGGGATGAGTAGCGAGGCGGAGAGGGAGGCAAGAGAGAACATCTACCGGAAGGAACGGCGTTGCATCTTGAACGCCCTGCTTGAGGTAGAGAATGCCAAGCGAGCCGTGAAGGCTGTCTACGGGTCTCCCCTGGGTGGGGCAATGAGGCAGGAGTTTATGCAGACCAGAAATGGGCTCATCATGAGCCTAGGCAGGCTCGAAGCTCGTAGGGAGGCCCTGGATCCGTGATGAGTAGGCCTAGGCGGGTCATCGAGATGCTGCGAGAGGCGATCGTCGACAAGTACCACCGGTTCGACGGGGAGGAGTCGAACACTGCGTTGGCGTGGTTGAGGGACCTGGAGCGGGCCCTGGGCGACCCCCAGGCGGTGCACTCAGTGGCGGCGAGGTTTGTGGATGAGTAGGCCCTGGTATGAGCTGCGCGCAGCACGGCTGGTCGACGACAGGCAGTTGATCAGCTCAACGTGGATGATGTCGCTCACCCAGCGCCGCGCCGGGGACTTCTACGCCGCGATGCCCTCGCGCGTGTTCGCCTCGCTCCGACACGGGGTGAACGACCGGCTGGAGGACTTTGACATAGTCGTCGCCGTGAATCCGCACCACCCCGATCACATCCTAGGGTGGGCCGCAGCTGAGACCGTGATGGAGAGGGAATATCCAGAGGGGCGCTGGCCGGAGAGTCGCGACCAGACCGCCTACCGGGTCCTGCACTTCGTCTGGGTGAAATGCGTGCCGATCGACTATCGCAGGCGGGGGCTCGGAACGGCCCTCGTGGAGGCTGTGCTGAGCCGGAGCCCTGGGGAGGACTGCCCCTACACGTTCCACACCAAGGTCGTCGGGAAGGCGGGCCTGGAGGAGAAATGGAAGCTCCACTACAACCCGTTGTTGCTAAAGCTGTAGAGCAAGAGATCAACTCGCTGCGTTTGTCGCGGGTAATTTTGCGCGATGCAGTGTGGTCCCAGAGGGACCTGCAGGTGGGGAAGGCGATCGGGAGCGCCAATGGGAGGGTCACGCGCGTCACAGATCTCTTCTCAGTCAACGACGGGGTGATGGTGAAGGTTGAGGGGCGCCCCTGGGTGCGCATCCCCTTTGCGAACATCGTTGCCGAGGAGTACTGCAAGTGGAACGAGATGCCGCCTCCGACCCTGTCCACGCGCAAGAAGAAGAGGCGGAAGTGAGTTGCCGCCTGCCCTTCGAGATGCTGTTGCGCGGCTCAGGAGGCTCCACGACCTCCTTCTTCGTCGGTTCGGGCTCCTCCTCAGTCTCTTCGCCGTCCAGCGGGCGGCGTGGAGGGACAAGCATGACCGGAAAGCTTGCATCACGAGCAGGCGGAGTGGGAAGACCAACCTCTGCCTCATTGACTGCTTCTGGGACATGCAGTTTCACCCCAACAGCATGTACGCCTACATCGCCCTCACGCGCAGCGACGCGCTGCGTATCATTCGCAACGAGGTGGGTCGAATTAATCAAGACCACTTTGGGGGACGGCTTGACCTCGCTGAATCTGCTGGTGAGGTACGTCACCCCAACGGAGCTATTCTCTACATTCTCGGTGCTGACCAACAGAGATGGATCGATAAGTTTCGTGGACAGAAGTACCGACGGGTCATCATCGACGAGGCCAAGAGCTACTCTATCGACCTTGATGACTTCATTGAGAACGTCATCGACGCCAACCTCACCGACCAGGATGGAACGCTGTGGTTGATCGGAACCCCCGGGACGGTGCAGAAGGGGTACTGGTGGGATGTAACGAGGCCGGACAAGGAGAACCGGAAGAAGGGGTGGAACGTCTACCACTGGAGTCTGCTGGACAACCCCTATGTGAAGTCGAACCACCTGCGACGCCTGAGGCGTCGCCTACTGGCAGACCCACACTACGACAAGAGGCCGGGCTTTCTGAGGGAGTTTCGTGGGCTGTGGGTGGTGGACACTGGGGACCTCGTCTACGACTTCACGCGAGGGCGGAACATCATCCCCTCCTTCGAAGTCAAGCCATCGATGAATTTCTTGGCAGGTTTGGATTTCGGGCACGGGGACGCCACAGCCTACGCCGTGCTGGCATACACGGACACGTCGCCGGAGCTGACGGTAGTGGAGAGCTTCGCCCAGGGGACGAAGCGGAAGGACGAGGCGACAGGGGAGCCGCTCAAACCGCTGCTCTTACCAGAATTGGCCGAGAGATTGCGCGGCTTAAGGAAGCGCTATCCCGGCATCAGAATCATCGGGGACCCGGACGCCAAGACGCTCATCGAGGAGCTCCAGGTTCGGTTCAAGATACCGATCGAGAGCGCGATGAAGGCGAAGAAGCACGATGCCATTCGAGCGCTGAACTCGGACCTGACGATGGGGCTCCTGAGGGCGGTGGAAGGGCAGCCCTACGTGGACGAGGCGCTGGAGCTGAAGAAGCAGCACAAGGGTCACGGGGAGTGGAAGGAGCACCCGGGCCTTCCGAATGACTGCTGCGATGCAGTGCTGTACGCATGGAGAGAGTGTCGCCACTGGAATTACGAAGAGCCCGAGCTCGCGCCATTGCCAGGGACTCAGGAAGCGCTTGATGCAGAGGAGGCCTCCCTGGAGGAGTACTTCCTGCAGCAGGCGAGAGAGCGCTACGAGGATGGCGCGTCGGAGTTCTTCTGATGGCAGATATTCCCTTCGCAGGGGACGAGACAACTGTCCGGGAGTTCCACCGCTGGTGGGACAAGTCCGTCAACCCGCAAACCCACGAGGCAGTTTTTACCTGGGTTGAAACCGTCGAGGAGGAGCGGAAGCCCAAGATGGAGAAGCTCGCCAAGTACCTTTCCGGGTACGCGGGCGAGCACCATAGCGGCGATGACAATAACCCGGGACGATACAGCATCACCTATGGCCCGGTACGCATCTCGCTGAATGTCATCCAGTCCGTCATCGACGCCGCCCGTGCCAGCATCGGTATGAGTGTGCCGCGGCCCATGTTCCTGACTGACGACGGGAACTACGATGATCGCCAGAAGGCGAAGGGGCTGCAGGAGTTCTGCGACGGCGCAGCAAAGGAGGGCCTCCTTGAGGAGAGGGCAGACGAGGCGGAGCTTGACGGGACGATATGCGGACTGGGCTGCGTCAGGGCAGCCGTCGTGGGCGACGAGGTGGTCTACGACCGCGTCACCCCCGAAAATGTCATCGTGGACGAAGTCGCCTGCGGGCCAGACACTCCGCGAACTGTTGGACTCCGCTTTTGGGTTCCTGCAGAGGTTATGGCTGCACGATATCCGAAATTCGCAGAGGATATCTGGCGCTCAGCGATTGTCGAGACAACGAACTCTGAGACGATGGCGACGACGCTTGTTGAGGTCCTCGAGATCTGGCACCTCCCCTCGAAAGACTACAAAGAGGACGACGAGAAGCACGACGGCGCCCATGCGATCTGCGTTCGTGACGCCACGCTCCTTTACCGGAAGTACAATCGCCAGCGCTACCCCGCCGCCTTCTACCGTTGGCAGAAGAAGCCTCGTCGGTGGTTCGGGCAGGGGCTTGCTGAACAGTTGGAAGCCATCCAGACCGAGATCAACCGGACACTTTCGAAGATCAGCAGCCAGGCCAGGTTCAACGCTGCCTACCTCCTGAAGCCCAAGGAGTCGAAGATCCCCAACAAGCATTTCACCGACCAGGGTGGCGTTATCCTGGAGTACGAGGGCGGCCGTGCTCCAGAGATGATGCTAAGCGGTATAGCCCACCCGCAGATGTTCCAGTACCTCTGGGACTTAGTGCGCCAGGCCTACAGCATTTCCGGAGTGGGTCAATTTGGCGCGACCGCTACAAAGCCGCCCGAGGTGCGCAGCGGCGCAGCCATGCGCGCGCTGACCGACGTGGAGAGCAAGCGGCACATCAAGCAACAGCGCACGCGCGAGCGCTTCCGCGTCGAGCTGTACGAGATCACCGTTGACGTTGCGAAAGAGGCACACGAGGACGGCGTCGAGCTGAATGTGCGCTACTACTCCGATCGCGAGCACTTCAAGATCGTCGACTTCGACGACGTCGACATGAGCGCTGACCGCTACGTCATCGATGTGTGGCCGACCTCACAGCTCCCCGAGACGCCTGGGGCGAAGA